GTAAGAGATTCTGGTAACCTAGTGGAAGTGATCAGCTACTTGAATGCTTTGTCGTTAGAAGAAGCAAAAGAAAAATATCCGGAGTACATGATATGAATGAAGTAGAAGAATTCGCTAAGTATTACAGGTATATGCAAGATGGTACACCTCTATGGGCTATCTACTCGTATGCAAATGAAGAGGTAGTGGTAGAAACTAAAATTACTAGGCTAAAGTTCGATGGATACGTAGACGGCATTACACCAGCATTGCTATCCTGCGAATTTGAAGGTATCCCTTTAGAAGCTCCATCAACGAGTCGTATCTACGAAACTAAAGAAAAGGCGATTGGGGATTATCTAAAACTGCAAGCTGAGAGTAAGCTACAGAAGGGTGCGGTTACTAGGATGTTGGTATCACTACTATCGCAACAGTATCCGGAGTTAACTGTATGAGAAACATAAGAGAACTAGGTAGATCACTAGGTAACTTGATCACATGGTTTAAAGTAATCTGGCAATGGAGATGGTATGATTACAGCTACAGTCTAGATTTACTAGAACATGACCTAAGAACTAGGTTGAAGTATTGGGGCACTAAGACTCACTATGTAGGAGATCAGTTCACAAGAGGACGGATACTAGTAGTATTGCAATACCTGCAGGACTATAGAGAAGCGGACTGGTATGAAGAGGATAAAGCATTGAAGAAGTTTCTACAAGCCTATGCAAGATTACTTCCTAGGTTATGGGATTGATATGGCATTACGGCGAGTAACTGTCAAAGACCTAGGTGAAGATCAAGGTATTGTGTACCTTCTACAGATAGACCTAGATGAAAAGAGCGTAGTGAAGATAGGCATTACACAACGTAAGATAGAAGACAGGGTAGTAGAGATACTGGCAAGCGTCTTTAAGTTCTATAGGTATTTCCCTCGCTGCTATCCTAAAAAATTTACAAAGACAAATGAGATATTTAAGAAAGAAGCCATACTGCATAGGTACTTTGCAGATAGACAGTATATACCACAGCACGCCTTTGGCGGATCGACTGAGCTATTCGACATAACACTAGATGAAGCAGTAGCCGCATATGAGCGAGTACTTGAAGGAGAGGATATAAATGAAAGTAAAGATACGTGATCTATGGAGATACCCACAAGGGTTGATGGTAGGTGAGAAGTATAAAGAAGCTATGTACCTAGGTAAATCATTTGACTGTATTGTATTGTGGAAAGACGGCAAAGCGGAGTACATAGAAGAATGGGACGATGAGGAAGAAGTAACAGTACTAGATTACAAAGTAGACCTAGACAAACTGATCGATGTGAAAAAGATGATGGCGTTGGGGCTGATCGACGATGGGTGGAGGATCGGAAGCAAAAGCTTGAACCTAGAAGACACACTAGATGAAATCCGTACGCTAGTTGCATTAAGGAGTGCGCTTGAAGGTAGATAGTAGGAATACGTATATAGATACTGAAGATGAGATGATAGCTGTGAGTGTAGCTATTCGACTACTAGACAAAAAGTTCAAAGAGACCTCAGCACGCTGGATGTGGCTCCCTAGCGAGTGGGGGGAGTATGTGGTAAAAAGAAGCGGACTGCAAAAGCGATTAAGGAAACTCAAAGCAGAGCTAGGCTATAATGACACTGTAGCCGATTAGTCCGTTAAGCGACATCGAGTACGGCTACACTTTCAGCTTCATAAGACACTCCTTCAGAAAACTTTCAGTAAATTCATGATACAATGTACGCAATAAAACACTACTGTTTAAGGTAGAATACAGCAAGAGGTACAAATGGGTTTCGTAACCGCATCACCTAAGACCATAACAAAAGAAGAAATACAGTCGATGATTCCGTCAAGGAAGAATGCGATTACGGATGAGATCGTAGAGATCATCAATGCAAGTCAAACAGAACCGGAGTTCCAAGGGGAGTCACTGCTTAATATTGCAAGTACATATGAGAAAGTTATGCAGCAGAATCGTGTGGGTATACGAGAGTACTTGAATGCGATCAAGTTCTGTGCATATCTGATATCGATGGATGACAACATGACTGAAGCATATAAGCGAGTATTCGCGGATAGGGACTTTGTCAAAGAACGAAGGGATGCAGATACGAGCAGTGTGAAGTATAACGAGCTGACGAGTGCAGCTTCTAGATATCGAAGAAGTAAACTAGTGGTGGATATCTTAACAGTGAGCCAAGTACCTGTGGATCTGTTGTTCGGTGGACTACGCTACAGAGCGATCGGATTGCTGGGCGATATCATGATGAACTCGAAGTATGACAGAGATCGGATCAATGCTGCGGATAAACTGCTTCAGCATACAGCAAGTACGACATCGAAGATAGAACTAGATATCGGAGTAAAGGAGAGCAGCGCTGTCGCAAGCTTGCAAGCACAACTAGCTGAGATGGCAGCCAAGCAGAAGCTGTTCCTAGAAGCAGGTGCAACTAGCTTAGGAGACTTAGGTGCGATGAAACCTATGGAAGAGATAGTGGAGGCGGAGTATGCGTAAGTATACTAAACACTACGTGTATTTGCTACAGCACCAATATAATGGAATGAACTACATAGGAGTTCGGTTTCGTGCAAAGTTTGTAGGTAAGGAATTAACTAAAGGACCTTTACAAGGGTATAAATTCGGGAGGATAGTCAATGGTAGCTGATACTCCGTATATCCCATCCGAAGAAAGTCTCAAATTTATCTCATTTATCAGAGCGGCAGGTATTGAAGATAACGCAAACGCGGCTATTCATTACCGGCTAGCTGATAAATACTTTAGTGATGATAAACAAATCGTAGTAGAAGCATTTCGTGGTAGTGCAAAAAGTTCATTGATGGAGTGGTTCATTATATACACTGCAGCGATGGGCGAGCTACCTGGGTTTGGTTACGTAGGGTTTATCGCGTTTGTAGGCGACTCCATGGAGAATGGTGTCAAAAATGCTATGAGGAATATTGCGGTTAAGATCGAGCGTAGCGAGTTCCTACAAAAACTGATCAAGATAAACAGAAAAACCGATAGTGAGATAGAACTAGTTAACCTAGACGGTACGGAGCTTTATATAAAAGGGTATGGTGGTAGTAGTAATGTGAGAGGTGTCCGGTATAAAGGATTACGTCCTAGTGTTGTTATTATGGATGACGTAACCAGCACAGAGGCTGGAGAGTCTGAAACTATGATGAAAGCAATAGAAGAAAATTTTTTTAAGAGTATTATGCCAGCCTTGCATCCGACTAAATATAAAGTATTCTATATCGCTACTCCAGTATCGGAACGTGATCTTCTCCATAAGTTAGTGCAGAACCCGGAATGGTCTGTACATCGATTCCCGATTTGTGAGAAATACCCATGCAGTAAGGAAGAGTTTGTAGGTAACTGGGAAGACCGGTTTCCGTATGAAGCTGTGAGGGCTAGGTATGAAATGTTCGCTGCTGCTGGTAAAACACAAGCGTTCTATCAAGAGTATATGATGATAGTAACAGATCTGTCGACACTCCTAGTTGATGAAGACGATATCAAATGGTTCGATCCTAGTATTGTACATAAACAGAAGGAAGCATACAACTTCTACATTGCTACGGACTTTGCAACCAGTACAAAGAAGAGCGCTGACTATAGCTGTATTACGGTGTGGGCTATAAATAACAATAACGACTGGATGTTGGTAGATGGGCAGGCTAGACGGCAGACGATGCAAGAGAACATCGAAGATGTATTCCGGTATGTGAAACGATGGAAGCCGCTGAGTGTGGGGATTGAGACGAGTGGACAGCAGGGGGGATTCTTGAGCATCTTGGATGAGGAGATGCTACGGAGGAACCAGTACTTCACACTTGCAAAGAAGCAAGGTAGTAAAGAACCGGGGATACGACCTACAAAGGATAAGGTACATAGGTTTGTTACTGGAGTACAGCCGAAGTTTCAGCAGAAAAAGATCTGGCTGCCTAAGCCGGAGATATGCGCGAAGACTAGTCCGGCGCTGTTTGAAGCGGTGAATGAACTAGTGCATGAGCTGAGCAGGTTTACGCTGGCCGGGGGTGTGAAAGCATTACAGCATGACGATATGATCGATACATTGAATCAGTTAAGTGAGATGGAGAAGTACGCTCCGGGGGATGATGTAGAAGCTAATGAATTGACTGATGTGAAGAGATCTGATATATGGGGAGACCTAGATGATGAGAGCGGATTTGAAGGCAATAAGAGTACAATCTTCTAAGGAAAGGTTAAGGTACTTGCTAGTATAATAGTGCAAAATATAGGGTAGGGTATAATGACAGCAAATGAGATCATAGCATTGGCTAAAGGTGGCGAACTAC